GGTGATCTTGCGATCACCCTCTAGTGATTCGTCACCACTAGAGCTGGCTAGAGGGGTTGTTACTCTTTCACCTCTACAAAAGGAGTTTCCTCCTTAAGTAGATGTGATCGAGTAGCCTGGTAATCTCGGGCCCACTGTGAATATTTATTCACAATGGTCGCCTTAGTTGCCACAATAACTCTAGGACCCCTAGCAGATAGAACCCTTACGGGATCTACTGCTTTTACTTGGATCTCACCGAAGACAATGTCTTCGTCAAGATCCCAGTAAGCTCTTCGAAGAGAATCGAAAGATTCTTGCAGTTGGAGAAGCAATTCTCTAACTGATTCGAAGAAAGGAAGTCCTTGAAGTACTTGTTGGTCACACATACCTGAAGATACTAACTCACGAACTATCTGGTTAAAACCATGTAGTTTATGAGCAGCATTCTTCATCCCACTTTCTAGAGTGGCAGTTTTCACTTCTGCTAAGGTTTGTAGAACGAAAGTTCTATAAAACTCAGTAGAACGAGAACAGCCGAGGGTAGAATTAAATTTCCGCTCAATAAGCCACATGGACTTATCGATCCGGAGAGAAATTCCATCCTCCTTCCTTGGAAGATTCCAGAAGGTGAAGATCTTATGCCAATCTCGGGGATTCATCCCCTTGATGAACATAAGAGCGCGGATAGACCCGGGTCCCAAATCATTAGATTTGATAGACCACCGGTCAAGCTCCTTCTGGAGGTTAGCGGCTAACTCCCACCATTTGGTAGGAGTTAAAAGCGCCTTCAGTTGGAGTCCTGTGACTTCTTCTCCATCAAGATACCACCTTTTCGCAAACTCATACATCCGTGAGGATACATGGGTTTTCGAAAGGGATATCTCCACTCCTAATGACTTCATTATCGCTAAGTAATTCTCAGCGACTTTGGAGTTGGTAATGACTATGTCATCACCAAGTAGGCAGTAGTTATGCCATCCGGGGGTTAAACCGGATCGCACAGCTGCTACCCTCACTAGTAAGTGGTGTGTGAGGGAGAAGGTAGCCCAT